ATTTGTCGAAGGAATTGAAGAACCAGTAGAAGAAGTAAAAGAAGAAACTGAAGAGAAAAAATATAAAATAAAAGTCACCGATAAGAAGACAGGTAATACATATGTGAGAATGGCGTCCCGTTCTAAGATTGCTGAACTTCGTAGAAATCCAAATATTTCTTCAGTAGAAATGACTGGTTATGGTTCTATTGGTGATGATGAGAAATCCAAGGGAGCAAAAACTGCTAAGGCAAAAGCAGGAAAAGGATTAGATCCAGTAGGGCAAGAGGATAAAGATATTGATAATGATGGCGATCATGATAAAACTGATAAGTATCTTCTAAAGCGTCGTAAAGCAATCGGTAATGCAATTGCTACTCGCAAAGAAGAAGTCATCTATGAAAAAGATGAAAAAGAAGATAGTAGTGTTGAAAAAAAGATTACTGGAGAAGGTGTAAACAACAAGAAACTTATCAAGGTTTATCCTGATGTTAAGGAGCAAGTAGCAGCACCAAAAAAAGAAGAAGAGGATAACAAATCAACTGCAATGTCTCCACAAGAGAAGCAGCAATTGGAGATGAAGAAGAAAATGCTTCAGAAAAAGATGATGATGCAAAGACAAACTTTGCAGATGCAAAAGCAAGGAAGACTTCCTTTAAATTACAGTGAAGAGTGTGGTGATGGGGAAGTTTGCGATAAGTGTGGTAAGTCACCTTGCGAATGTGAGTCCGAAGATCCACGCGGAATGAAAACTAAAGTAAATCTTATTAGAAATAAGATGAGAGCAATGGGTCTCAAGATGTCTTATGAACCTGAAGGTGATAAGATTAATGAAGAAGATTATGATCGTATGAAAGATCGCCGCATGGAGCGCGGTGGTGTTGATGGTAATGTTGATTATCGTCGTCCTCCTGCAAGAAAGGCAACTAATGCCGAACTGGGCATCAAACCAGGTAAAACTGCAGTTCAAAAAGAACTGGAGAAAAAGTATGGAAAGGGTAAGTCAGCGATGGATATTGTCCGTGCTGATATCCAAGCAAAACACGGTAAGGGGTCTATCAAATAATGCCCGCAGTATCTAAAGCACAGCAACGGTTCATGGGTATGGTCCATGCCGTTAAGAAAGGAGATATGCCTGCACCTTCTCCCGAAGTTGCTCAGGCTGCAGCATCCATGAAAAAGGGTGATGCTAAAGATTTTGCATCTACAAAGCATAAAGGACTTCCTGAAAAGAAGAAAGTTGAAGAGGGAATTGGTTTAGAAGTTGCGAGAGCAATTGATAAGACTAAACCACCTCTTGGTCGTGCAAGTCTAAGAAGAAAAGTTAGTGATACTCTCAAAATGAGAGAGATTGATAAATCTACCAAAAAGAATCGCAAGTTTACTCATGCAGATTCCCCAGGAAGAAAATCATTTAAAAATTTTGTTTCTGATGTAGAGGCAGCAAAAAATAAAAAATAATTTGCTATATATTGATAGACCATTTGGTACAAAATCATGTTAGGATTTTTACTTCCACTCGCAGCAAAGGTAATTCAAGATGCCGTCGCCAAAATTCCAGAAAATGAAGAACTCGGTGAAAAGTTGGTTGAGATCTGTCTTGTTATCTTGGGTAAAGCGGTTAAGCTGACCAAGACTGATATGGATGATCAACTTCTTGAGGTTGTTACTAAGGCAATCAAAGCAAGAGAATCTTGATTAAAAGGAGACCGTAAGGTCTCTTTTTTTTATAAATATCTTTATAAAAGAATTATAGGTAGGGAACATGGCTCTTTGGGGCAATAAAGATCTTGTTTATTCTGACGGAACAGTCACAGTTAATTTCGATAGTAAGAAAGTTGTAAGAGTAGGAACAAGCGCAACTTTTAACACTGCTGGTATTACTACTGGTAACGTTATCAAAGTTGGTTCTGGTGCAACTTATGGTTATGCCGTAATTACTGCTGTTGATTCCGCTTCTGCACTATCCATCGCTAGCACGGATGGATTTGTTTCTGGTCTCAGCACAGTTCCAGGAACAACATACGAAATTTCTTCAGAACCACTTTACACTGTTGTTGACTCTGTTTATAGAGCACCAGAAGTAAAAACTAGTGGATTCTCAACCAGTTCACTCTTCACGGGTGTATTTGGTGTAGACAAAGTTGAGGTTGGTATCGCTACTACTAGTGCATACGCAGTATCTCACAGTGGATGGGTTGGAATTACCTCATACTATGATATGCACGGAAATCTAAGAGTTAAGCACGAAGTGTTGGTCGCTGGTGGAATTAGCACTGCAGCTGGAACTGACGCTGACGACGATTCACTCTTTGCCGATAGCTGATAATATGGTATGAGATTTGATGAATTGAACGAGAGTAACTATTTACTCTTCGCTATAAAATTCTATGATAATCCTCAAGCAGTCACTAGAGATGACTTTGAAGATGATTTGAAGAGAATAAAATATGTAAAACGATTGTTGAAAAGATACAAAAATACAGGTGTGCTAAAAACACACCTTATTTTAAATCACCTAACGGTCCTTTTTAATGTTTTTAATGAAGCTGCTGTTCCCCTATTGTTCTACAATTTGGAAAAGGATCTTTGGCCATCAATAAAAAGTTTTTTATTATTTTTAAAGAGGGTTCCTGAATATCCAAAAACTGAACTTAATTATATTGAAGAAGATCAAAACTGTATAGCAGAATTAAATTCAATCTAATGGACATCAATAAAATTATTGGTATTATAAGATCTTTAAAAGAAGAAGCGCCAACAATGAGTGTTGCTGGTGGCGGAATTGCCGGATTGCCCCCCGACGAGCCACCAGTTTTTAAAAGAAAGAAAAAGAAGAAGGATGAAATGCCGACCATAATTGGTAGAGGTAGATTTCCTGGTGCTAGAGCACGTTGGAGAAAGGGAGTCGGATAATGTTCTCTCAAGGTTCTAAAGTAGCGGTTCTTGAATCGAAACTTGATATGTATGAGGACCTTTCCCGTGAAATGCTGGCGAAGTTAGAATCAGCAGTAGAAAAAATATCAGAAGGAAATAATCGTATTGCTCAAATTCTCACAAAGCACGATGAGAGAATAGAGCAAAGTATGAAGACCGATACACTCATTATCAAAATGATTGATGAGTTAAAATCTGAAAGTGAAAAGGATCATAAGGTTATTCATGATAGAATTGATAAATTGCAGGTAGAAATAAAAGCGTTTTCAAAATTTAGATGGCAGGTAGGAGGAGTGTTAGTAGTAGCAGCACTTCTTATTGGAGCAGGCAGTAGAATCGCCCCAATCTTCTTGACTCAATCGCCTCAGCAGAGTATAATAGGGCAACCCAAGTAGTGCTTTTGTAATGGATTTGGTTGATTCCAAGTATATTGGATTAGTTTCGTCACGCCTACAAAAATTTAAAAGGGTAAAGTCGGATCTCTACAACTTCCGCTGTCCTATCTGTGGCGATTCGCAACGTAACAAGAACAAGGCACGGGGATACATATACGCAGTAAAAAATAACACTAATTTTAAATGCCACAATTGTGGTGCTAGTTTATCTTTAAATAACTTTCTCAAGAAAATTGATCCAACATTGTATAAGCAATATACTCTTGAGAAATTTAAAGAAGGTCACACTGGTAAAAACTTTGTAGTCGATGAACCTAATTTCAGTTTTAAAAAACCTGTATTTAAATCCAAAATTATTCTCCCTCTATGTAATGAGGTGGAAAGTAGTAGAACCTATTTACAAAAACGTAGAGTTGATCCCAGAAAGTTTTATTATGCAGAAAACTTTAAAGAGTTTTGTAACACGTATAAGGAAGTATTCACAAACACGACTCGTGATGAACCTCGCATCATCATCCCCCTATATCAAGACAAAAAATTAATTGGTTTCCAAGGAAGATCGCTAGGTCCATCTTCCAATAAATATATCACTGTTATGTTGGACGAGGAGGCACCGAAAATTTATGGATTGGACACAATCGATAAAAAACTACCAGTCTATGTGGTCGAAGGACCCTTCGACAGCACTTTCGTCAACAATAGCGTGGCTCTGTGTGGTAGTGATGGTGATGTGGGTTGTCTTGAGGGAAGCGATCTCATTTTTGTTTATGATAATGAGCCCCGCAATAAAGAAATTGTCCGCAGAATTAGCAACACTATCGACAGAGGAGGAAAGGTCATTATCTGGCCAACAAACATTATAGAAAAAGATATCAATGATATGGTTTTAACTGGACTTAATGTTATGGACGTGTTAAAATCAAATATCTACTCAGGTTTAGAAGCAAAAATCAAATTTAACAGTTGGAAGAAAGTATGAGCAACGGTACGAAAGTTATTAAACGGAACGGTAAAACCGAACCACTTGATTTGAATAAACTACATGTGATGGTAGAGGAGGCATGTAAGGATCTTGCAGGAGTCTCTGCATCACAAGTTGAGATGCAATCTGGTATTCAATTTTATGATGGTATTACGACGGGAGAGATTCAGGAAATTCTGATTCGTTCTGCATCTGACCTGATTGATTTGGATCATCCCAATTATCAATTCGTAGCAGCACGTCTGCTTCTGTTTGCACTTCGTAAGCAGTTGTATGGACGTATGCATGAATTTCCTTCTGTTAAAGAGCACACACAACGTTGTGTGGAAATTGGGGTATATGATGCCGAAATTTTGAATCTATATTCAAATGAGGAGTTTGATAAACTCCAATCATATGTCGATCATAGTCGCGATTATCTCTTTACATACGCTGGTTTGCGTCAGGTTGTTGATAAGTATCTTGTTCAGGACAGAAGTTCTGGGAAACTTTATGAAACGCCTCAGTTCATGTATTTGATGATTGCAGCGACTATCTTTTCAAAATATCCAAAAGAAACACGTTTAGACTACGTTAAAAAGTACTATGACGCAATCTCAAGACACAAAATCAACATTCCCACACCTATCATGGCGGGAGTGCGAACTCCACTTCGACAATATGCTAGCTGTGTCCTTGTTGATGTTGATGACACCCTCGATAGTATCTTTACTAGCGATATGGCTATTGGCCGATACGTTGCACAAAGGGCGGGCATCGGTATCAACGCAGGTCGAATCCGTGGGATCAACAGTAAGATCCGAGGCGGAGAGGTTCAACACACAGGTGTTGTCCCCTTCCTCAAAAAGTTTGAATCAACTGTGCGATGCTGCACACAAAACGGGATCCGAGGTGGGTCAGCTACTGTTCACTTTCCTATCTGGCACCAAGAAATCGAAGACATCATCGTCTTGAAGAATAACAAGGGTACAGAGGACAATCGCGTAAGGAAACTTGACTACTCAATTCAAATTTCAAAAATCTTCTACGAACGTTTTATCAAAAACGAATCAATCTCGCTCTTCTCACCTCACGCAGTTCCAGGTCTGTATGATGCTTTTGGAACTCCTGATTTTGATGAACTATATGTACGTTACGAACGAGATCAGTCTATTCCAAGAAAGACTATCGGAGCTCAAGAATTATTTCTGGACCTCTTGAAAGAAAGAGCAGAAACTGGTAGACTGTATATCATGAACATTGACCACTGCAACTCTCACTCGTCCTTTGTGGACAAAGTTGAGATGAGCAATCTGTGTCAGGAGATCACACTCCCTACTAAACCACTACAGCACATTGATGATACTGATGGCGAAATTGCTCTCTGCATTCTTAGTGCTATTAACGTTGGAAAAATTAGGGATCTTGAGGATCTTCAAGTTCTTTGCGATCTTGCTGTTAGGAGTCTTGATGAACTCATTGATTTTCAGGGATATCCAGTCAAAGCAGCAGAGATCGCCACAAGGGCACGTCGTTCCCTTGGAATCGGTTATATTGGTCTAGCACATTATCTCGCCAAGCACGGGCATTCATATGATGCTCCAGACGCTTGGAAAGCAGTACACGATCTCACAGAGGCATTCCAGTATTATCTGATCCGAGCAACTGTTGATCTTGCTAAAGAAAAAGGTGCTTGTGAGTACAGTGATCGCACCAAGTATGGTCAGGGAATTCTCCCAATTGATACATACAAGAAGGACGTAGATGAAATTGTTCCAAATGAGCTTTTCTATGATTGGGATAGTCTCAGATCAGATCTTTTCCTTTACGGAGTCAGGAACTCAACATTGTCCGCACAAATGCCTTCGGAGAGCAGTTCCGTTGTGTCAAATGCAACCAACGGAATTGAACCACCTAGAGGATACTTGTCCGTTAAGAAGAGTAAAAAAGGACCCCTTAAGCAGATTGTCCCCCAATATCAATCTCTTAAGAACAATTATACGCTTCTGTGGGATATGGAGTCCAATCGTGGTTATATTAATATTGTTGCTGTGATGCAGAAGTTCTTTGACCAGGCAATTTCTGGTAACTGGAGTTACAATCCACAGAACTATCCAGATAATGAAGTCCCAGTGTCCGTGATGGCACAAGACCTTTTGACTACATATAAGTACGGTTGGAAAACCAGTTACTACCAAAACACTTATGATTTCAAGACCGATGAGGTTGATGAAACCAAAGAGTCTCTTGAAAGTTTAATCTCTCAACTAGAAAACGCAGAGGAGGAAGATTGTGAGTCTTGTAAGATTTAAGACAGGGTTGGAAGATAAAAAAGCGGTTGATTCAATGACCGTTTTTAATTCCAACGAAGTAGACACCAAAAAGCAACCAATGTTTTTTGGTCAACCATTAGGAATTCAAAGATATGACTCTTACAAATACCCAATCTTCGACAAATTAACAACACAGCAGTTGGGATACTTCTGGAGACCTGAGGAGGTCTCCTTGCAGAAGGACCGTAGCGATTATCATATGCTTCGTCCTGAGCAAAAACATATCTTCACCAGCAACCTGAAGTATCAGGTTATGTTGGACTCCGTTCAGGGTCGTGGACCTGGTATGGCATTTGCTCCATACTGCTCCCTTCCTGAACTGGAGGCTTGTATGAAGGTGTGGGAATTCATGGAAATGATTCACTCACGCTCCTACACATATATTATCAAAAACGTTTATTCAGACCCATCTGAGGTTTTTGATACCATCCTCAAAGAGGATCGCATTATGGAGCGTGCGGTAAGTGTAACTCAAGCGTATAATGACTTTATCAATGCAGCACATCGTTATGATAATTCTAACGAATGGCAGCACGCATTAGAAGGAATCTACTACGCACAAGAGGCAAGGTATGAACTCAAACGCAAACTCTTCAGAGCAGTTGCAAACGTTAATATTCTTGAAGGCATTCGCTTTTACGTCTCATTTGCTTGCAGTTTTGCTTTTGGCGAACTCAAACTTATGGAAGGAAGTGCAAAAATCATCTCCTTGATTGCTCGTGACGAAAATCAACATCTAGTGATTACTCAGAACATTCTAAATAAGTGGAAGGAGGGCGATGATCCAGAAATGGCACGCATCGCTAAAGAAGAGGAACAATGGGTCTACAAGACCTTTGAGAACGCAGTTAATCAAGAAAAACTGTGGGCAGAGTATCTCTTCAAAGATGGTTCTATGATTGGTTTGAATGACAAACTGTTGCAACAGTATGTCGAATGGATTGCTAATCGTAGAATGAAGGCAATCGGACTCAAACCGCTCTATGACATTCCCGCAAAAAATAATCCTCTCCCTTGGACGGAGCACTGGATTTCATCAAAAGGTCTACAAGTGGCTCCGCAAGAAACGGAAGTTGAATCATACATCGTCGGAGGAATCAAGCAAGACGTTACCAAAGATACCTTTGCAGGATTCTCCTTGTAATGGTGGATGTGGTAAATGCACTTGTTTAAAAACTGAAGATGCTATTAAAACATATAAAGAAGCGGCAAAGTCTGATGATTATATGTTTGGAAACTATAATGGATATGATGCATATAAGGAGGGTCGATAAGACCCTCTTTTTTTATAAATAAATTTACGGACAAAATATGTAAGAACAATGCTGCCAACTGATATTAGAGCAATTAGCGAAGCGTATCAAAAAATCTATGCTCCAAAAGAAGAAGTTCTTGGAGAAGATTTTATTACCGAAGAGCTATTTGACCTTACGGATGAAGAAATCCAAGAGCAGGTAGAGGAATTTTTCCTTGAGTGTGTTGAAGAGGGATATGATATTGATGAAGTAGAAAGAGTAATTTGTGAGCACATTGATGCTTCTTTAGAAGTTTTATCAGAAAGAGTTGATCCAAGAGAAACTCAGCGCAGAAGAGATCAGGCAAAAGATAGACTTGCTACTAGCAAGGCAATGAGTTCTGCTGCTTCCAAGTCTGAAGGTGGTGGCGATAGAGGATCTAGACTTTCCAGACTTAAGGGTGCAGTTAAGACTGCAGCAAAGGTCGCCAAGGCAGGCGCTAAGGTAGCAGGTAAGGCAGCACAAGGCGGCGTAGGACTTGCTGCAAGGGCAGTAGGAACCGCTCAGAGAGCAGGTAGCGCAGTCAAGGGTGCTGCTCAGAGTGGATATGAAAGAGGCAGACAAGGTTCTGGTGGAGGGTCTTCTAGTTCCTCTGGTGGGTCTTCTTCTGGCGGTGGATCATCATCGGGTGGTAGTGAATCTTCTTCTGATGAGGGATCATACTCCGCTCCTGCAAAGCGTAAGGGTGGTCTTCTGAAGAGAGGTCTAAAGAAACTTGTTAGAGGCGTTGGTAAGGCAGTATCTGTCGGTGCAGGTGCTGTTAAGGCGGGTGCAGACTATGCAGTTTCTAGAGCAAGAAAGGAAGAACTAGAAGCATCTGGATTGTTCTCCGAGAAGGAGATTGAGTCAATCATGGAAGCAGAAATGATTGATGAGAACCGTCGTGCTGCCCGTGCTGCTGGTGGTTCCAAGGATGATTCCAAGAAACAACCAGATCCTTCCAAGGATGGTTTCACTGGTATCGGTAACATGAGTATCGACCAGATCCGTAAGATGTCTGCTCGTATTGAGAAAGAGAAGACTAAGAAGGAAGAAGTTGAGTATGTCGATATGGGAGATGAGACCTTTGATCTTTTTAATATGATTATGGAATTTCTCTGTGTAGAAGGTTATGCTGATGACCTTGACCATGCAGAGTGGTTAATGGCAAACATCATCAATGAAGAAGCAGTTGCGATTATTCTGGAATCCTCTTATGAAGATGATGAAGAAGGTGAAAAGGAAATGAAGAAAGGAAAGAAGAGTAAGAAAGAAAAGGAAGAGGAAGAGAGTGAAGAAGAACTGGATGAAGCAATCACCAGCGAAAAGGGTAAAGCAAAAGCAGCAGAAATGATTGCTAAGCGCACTACTGCTTCTGGTAGAGCAAAGTCTGGTCAAGGTGCTTCTGTTGCTCAAATCAAGCACATTAGTCGTGCTAATGTAGATGGATATGGCGGAACTCCTCCTAATCTAAAAGTTGCTAAGAACCCAGTAAAATCTAACTTTACTGGTCTTAAAATGGGAACTGGAAACAAAGCAGCAAGAAGAGCAGCAGCACTTAAGAAGGAAGAGTTTGAAGCATGGCTTGATGAAGCAATGAGCAATTATGATCGCAATCGCAAGAGAGCAGCACAAAGAGCAGCAGCAAGAAATGCTGCTAGAGATGCTGGTAAGACTGGTGTAGTTCCTGGTGTCGGTTATGTAACTCCTAGAAGGGAGAGAGAAACATACGTTGATTCTGCAGGCATAACCCGTCATAAGTCGGGTGCTAAGATGCCCAAAGACTGATATAAAACTTACATAACACTCAGGAGGGGAAACCCTCCTTTTTTATTATCTAGTAACTGATTTTTTTACGATTACTTCACCTTCAACAACCCTATCCGCAATTTCATCCTTAGTAATTACAATATCGTAGTAATATCTTCCTGGACTTAAAGTGTATGATTGTGTGTCTGATAATGAAAGTTTAACTCTACCTCCAGTAGCGTCTGAAACTGAGGCATTTAGATTCACAGAACTTGAAGATCCTCCATGTCGCTTCATTTTGGAGGAGACGGTATATGAGGATAAATTTAATGTAGCATTTGAATCATCCGCAAGTACAAATGTCTGCTCAAAATCTGTACCCGTATGAATGATTAGATTGACTGAATATACCGCCATTTGAAGATTCTTTAAAACTATTTATTTTTTAAGTTGTTATTCCGGTTCTTACTAAGACCATACCTTCAACAACAACAGATTTCAAATTCGCAGCATCTGTTAGTAAAACATCATAAACATATCTACCTTCTTTAATACCTGCAGTTGTAGAGGAACTCAGAGAAAGTGTTATGAGACCATCAGCAGCACTCGTGATACCAACTGTAAAGTCCGCTGTTTTTGTTTCTGATTCTGCATGTTTTCTCATCATCGATGATGCAGCGTATCCAGTAAGATTAACCGCAGAACCAGATGAGTTCAATATTGTTAATGGTTGAGAGAAAGTTTCTCCAGCATTAATCGTTATATTATTTACATATACAGACATTATTGTAAGTCTTTATTGAATATTTATCAAGGGGCTTGACAAGAACTCAAATCGTGAGTAGGATACCTTTGTTCCGGTTGAAGGATAAATAATAGCTCTATAAGATTATATTATGAGCTATGAGAATCCGTGGAGATATGATGGGAAAGTTTTTGACTCTGATGATATTGGGAACTACTTTGGGTTTGTTTATCTCATTACCAATAA